CGGATCGCATCAGGGCCAGCGGCCATGCGTGCCGCATTAAACAGGCCGGACACATGGCTGCACCCGACCGATACAACGTCAGATCCGAAATTACCTCTTGCGAGGTGGGGGTCGTCCACACATGGCCTTTGTATGCGCAACTCGCCGCTGCCATGAAAGGTGCCGCGCAAAGGCTCGGCATCGCCATCACCTGGGGCGGCGATTGGCCGAGCTTTCCCGATGGCCCGCATTTCGAATTGGATCGGGGGAAGTATCCATGATCGCTGCCCTGCTGCCCGCGCTGGTGCCGATCCTGGGCGATGCACTCAAACGGCTATTCCCCGATGCCGAGGCACGGCAGCGCGCGGAGGCGGAATTGAATGCCGCCCTGCTTGCGCGCGCCGGTGAATTGGAAAAAGCCGCCGCCGATATCATCAAGGCCGAGGCCCAATCCGAGCATTGGCTTGCCGCCTGCTGGCGGCCAATCCTGATGCTGACCTTTGGCTTGTTGATCGTTGCACGCTGGCTTGGCTGGTCCGCACCTGGGATCAGTGAGGCCGAGGCACTCAAACTGTGGAACATCGTCGAGATCGGCCTTGGTGGTTACGTGATTGGCCGTTCTGCCGAAAAGACGCTGCCCAGGATTGTTGAGGTACTGAGGCGATGAGCGCCTTTGGTGACGCCATGGCCAGCCTGATCGCTGATCCACATCTTGGCTGTGATGCTGAGTATCGCCAGGGCGGCACGGGCGCGCCGGTCAGCCTGCGCGTGCTGCGTTCCTCGCCCGACCGCCTGGCGGATGCTTTTGGTACAGAGGTGATTTCAGGCAGCGATATTCTCTCACTCCCCATCGCCACCCTGCCTGATATCGCGGCGGGCGATAGTTTCTCGATCGATGGCGAAGTTCTCACCGTCCGCCATGCCGAACGCGACGCCACCGGCACGGCCTGGCGCGTCTTTTGCCAGCGATAGGCACGCAGCATGAGGCTTGGCGCGCAGCTTGTCGGCGATCTCCGAAAAATGCTCGCCGAAGAACTGCGCGCGGGCGAACGCGCCGCCATGACCGCGATCCGCACCGAGACCGCCGAGGTCAAAGCCGAGCTCCGCCAGCAGGTCACCACCGCCTTTGCCGGCAATGCGCGCGGCATCGCCAATGCCTGGCGGTCCATGGTGTTTCCTCGGACGGGCCAGTCACTCCGGCCTGCGGGGCTGGTCTTCACCAAAGTCCCCAAGGTGATTGATGCCTTTGAACGCGGCGCGCTGATCCGCGCCAAGGGCGGACGTAAATTCCTCGCTATCCCGACAGGCTTTAACGCCGCGCGTGGCAGGCGCGGGCGCGGCGAGAAAGGCATGCGCGTGACGCCAGCGCAAATGGTGGCCTCGGGCCAGGCGTTTCTGCGGCCCTTCAAATCCGGGCGCGGCTTTGTCTGGTGCCTGCCACTCCGCGCCGGGGAACAGGCCGGGCGGCGACGGCAGCGCCTTCGTTTGATTGCCGGGGGTGTCACCGAGATCGGCACCGCTCATCGCCGTGGCCGAGAGGCCTGGGCGCGCGGGCTGCTCGCGCGCGGCATGGTGCCGATGTTCCTGCTACTGCCGCAGGTGAAGCTCACAAAACGCCTGGACGTAAAGGGCGCGGCAGAGCGTGGCCTGCGCCGTCTGCCCGGGCGTTTTGTGGCGGCCTGGGCCGCCGAGGCAGGGAGACCGCGATGAGCCTACGTGAAGCCGCCCTGACTGCCCTGTTCGCGCGCCTGAACGCCAGTCTGGCCGCGCGCAACCCGGTGCCCGTGATACGCCGCAATGAGACCGTGCCGCAGCGCCTGCCCGCGGGCGGGCTGGTGGTGCTGCGCGATGGGGAGAGTGTGGCGGAAACGCCCATCCTCTCGCCCTTGGCCTATGCGATTGAACACCGCGCCGAGATTGAAGTGCTGGCGGCGGATAACACGCTGCTGGATGCGCTGCTGGTCGCCATCGCCGCCGCCATCACCGCGGATGCCATGCTGGGCGGTGCGGTGGAATGGGCGCAGCCAGGCAGCGCAGATATCGAGGATGTTGAATTCGAAGGCGCGGCCAGCGCGCGTGCTGCGAGCCTGCCTGTCACCCTATTTTTTACCGCCACCGGGTCACCGCTGGCCTGATCGCCCACCAGGAGAAACCCCATGCCCCGTGCCATTGGCGCAAATGCGCGCCTGCTCATGATTCCTGAGGCCAGCTATGGCACCGCGCCAAGTGGTAATTGGCGGCGCATGCCCTTTCTGTCCTGCAACCTGGGCGCGGAGCAGCCACTGCTGGATGCGGATGTGATTGGCATTGGCGGCAATCGTGACACTGGCGCGCCGCTATTGGATACGGTGACGGTGGCGGGCCAAGCGGTGGTGCCGATTGATCTGATCAATTTCGGGCATTGGCTACGGTTGCTATTCGGCCCACCGACCACAAGCGGCACCAGCCCGAATTTCATCCATAGCTTTGCCTCGGGCCTGGCGGCGCTGCCCTCCAACAGTATCGAAATCGGCTATCCCGATGTGCCGAATTACGATGTTTGCACGGGCGTGCGCGCTGATACGCTGGAGATGGATTTCACGCCCACCGGTGCTGCCAGCGCGACGATTGGGCTGCTGGGCCAGGGGTCACTACGCGGTGCGGCGAGTTCCGGCGGCACGCCAAGCGGCGCGGCTTTTACGGCCTTTAATAAGGCGCAGGGTTCCATCACGCGCGCTGGTGCGGCGCTGGCGCAGGTGACTGGCGCGCGGATCAGCTTTTCGAATGGCATGGAGACGGTGCGCACGATCCGCGCTGACCGGAAGGTAGAGGGTGTGGATCCGGGTATTGCGCGTTGCACCGGGCAAATCACGGTGCGGTTTGAGAATACGGTGCTGCTAGCGCAGGCGCAGGGCGGCACGCCAGCAGAATTCGCTATGGCGTTCACGATGGATACCAATCGCAGCCTGACGATCACGCTGCATGAGGTTTATCTGGCGCTGGCCAAGACGCCCATCGAAGGACCGGCGGGGGTGGAGGCGAGCTTTGATTTCAGGGCTGCGTTCAATGCAACGGCGGGGCGGATGATGACGGTGGCACTCAGGAACCAGCAGGTAGGGACGGAGTATGGGTGAGGTCAAAATTTCCACTACTGATCTTACGTGAAAGGAAAAGTGTCCTTAATCAAAGGGCTATCCTATTCCTATTTCAGTGGGCCTAACGCGCCAAATTGCCGACCGCAGCCTTACTCAGGAGATCCATCCAGCGCTGGCAGAAGGAGTTCATCTCGTCTTCGGTTAGGATATCACGAGGTACATGAGTAAGACTCCAAGTGTGCATCACATTATTAGACGCGGCCAAGTCGGCATCACGCCCTGAGGGCAGGTGGCGCGGTATCCCTGAAGGGTTTCTCGTCAAACTCTGATAAGCTACTTCGGTCCAGCGATATGATCCTCGGTCATTCTTAGCATACCAAAGTGAGGCGCTCCTTTCATAACTTGCGGTCTCGACCGATACGATGTCGCCGCAGACGACATCCCAACCGCAATTCGCAAAGTCACTAAGTGGAATGTCAGGGTAATGGCCAGCTGTGATGGTTAATTTGGCGCTCCCAAACTCCACCTTGAACGATTTTTTGTGTCTCGTGCCGGCCTCTTGGATTTTTGCTTGCGGCGCATGCGCTTTGATTTCGCCTAATAGCCTACTGGCGATGGAGCACATCTCAGAAAACGCGTAGGCGGCTAGCTCTGTACGCTCATGTCGTCTCGCCTCTTCTTCGGCTAGAGCGGCCTCCGCACGAGCGGTGGCTTCCGCGATCCGCGCCGATGCCTCTCCGAGAGCCACAGCGCCGGGTCCAGAACCGCCAGGCCGGGCTTGGATGGACGTAAGCTCCGACAGCACATCCTCAATATGAGGACGGGCGAGCGCCGGTTTCGCCACCATCCGCAACAACAGGCTGCGGATCGGCGCCGAACCTGCCGTTATTAAAGGAGGGGCCCTTCGGTGCTGCTCCGCATAGTCGTCTACGTTTGGACCAGGATACAGGGAGTGCCCACTGAGGATCTCGGCCCCGATGCACCCGAGAGCGTAAACATCAGTCGCGTGCGTGGCGCGCTGACCATTCCACTGCTCGGGCGCAGCGTAGGGTGGGCTCAGCGCATCTTTCAACGTCCGGAGTGATGTCTTGGCTTCTGTGGGCCGTGCGATACCAAAATCTGCAACATTCCATCTGTTGCCGTATCGTAGCACATTCTCCGGCTTCAAGTCGCGATGCACCCAATCGTCAACCTCGAGCAGACCACTCGCAATTTCGAGCAATGTTAGGACTGCCTCGGTCTCAGTTATTGCTGCCCCTGCCTTAAGGTGGTCCCTGAGGCTCCTCTCGGCACGAGGCATCACGAGACAGGCTCGACCGGAAGCTACGTCATTTCCTAAATCAAGGATGGGAATGACATGATGAGTATCTCGGCCGAGAAAAGCGCGCGCGAAATCGAGCTCTCGATGAGTAGCGTCACCGATGTCGCTTCTCAGAAGTTTAATTGCAACAGGTGTCCCATCCTCGGCAACGCCGGGGTGGACGGATCCAAAGCCTCCGGGGCGGCCGAGTAAGGTTTGCTCGTCCAGCAACCAAACTGACCGTTCCAGCTTCAACTGTCTCATGCAAACCAGCCCGTCTCTCAGGCGTCGATTTGAGCGCCCTCTTTGAGAGATTAGTATCAGATATGAAGCCAAAGAAACATACTGCCGCCTTCACTGGTGCCGCGATGAAGCTATGCGCTCGTGAGGCGCCGCTCTCAGCAATGCGATGGCCCCCGATGAACGACCTTGTTGGAGATTCCCCCCATGCTCACCCTCAACCTCCCCACCACCCCCTACTGGCTCACCCTCCCGCGCGGTGTCCGCGTGGAAATCCGCCCCATCACAACCGCCGTGATGGCCGCCGCCCAGGCAGCCTCCGCCCGCCGCCTCAGCGCGCTCCGTGCGGCAGAGCCGGAGCTCGACCCCGACATGGCCCGCGGCCTAGCCTTCGCCTATCTGGTCAAGGCACTGGCCCGCCACGCCATCCTCGCCTGGGAAGGCATCGGCGACACCTCCGGTAAGCCCCTACCGCTCTCCCCCGATGCGGTCGAGCGCCTGATGGATCTGGACGACATCGCCGCCGCCTTCTGGGATCGTGCCACCACCCCCGTCGCCGCCGTGGCCACTGAGGGAAACGGCTAAGGGCCCGCGCCGCATGGCATTTCGGCAGCGGGCCCGAATATTGTCGCGGCTGCGCGGCCATCGCGCGCGATTGCGGCGATAGCTGCCCCTACACGCAACACGCGCCGCTCAGCGTCGAAGCCCATGCCTGCTGGGCCGCCGGCACCGCCTGCGCTGAGGCCAGCATGGCCGGCATTACGCTCAACATCGCCAATGCGCTTGCCGCCGCGCGCGATCTCGGTGCGCAGGGCTGGGCCGCTTCGGAAATGCTGATGGCGATGCGTATCGGCATGGCCGAAGGCATCGCCACGCGCGGCAGGGAGGAAACGCCCCATGGCTGACGCCACCCGCCGCGTCTCGGTGCGCCTGTCCTTGGACGACGCCGCGCGCGTAAAACAGGAACTGCGTGAGGTCGGTGAGACCGGCCAACGCTCCCTCGCGCGCATTCAGGGCGGCGCGGAACGTGCGTCCCACGCGCTGGATTTGCTGGATATCGCCGTGCGCGGCGTGCAGATAGCCGGCCTCGCCGCCGGGCTGCGCGCGGTGGTGGTCGCCGGCGATGCGCTGACGCAATCCATGGGGCGGCTGAATACCGCGCTCGGTTCGGTGGAACGCGCCGGGGAAATCTATGACAGGCTCTATCAGGATAGCCTGCAAACCGGCGTCGCCGTGCGTGAAAGCGTGGACGCCTTTGCGCGGTTTTCTATCGCCGCGCGGGAGATCGGTGCCACTTCGGATCAGGTCGCAACTCTGGTCGGCGGCTTGCAGCGCATCGCCATCGCCTCGGGCGCCTCGCAGCAGGAAATCTCCTCCGCCACCCAGCAGCTGGCCCAGGCCCTGGCATCGGGGACGCTGCAAGGCGATGAACTGCGTTCCATCCTGGAAGGCCTGCCGACGCTCGCGCAGGCGCTGGCGCGCGAGCTTGGCGTTTCCATCGGTGAACTCCGCAAGCTCGGGTCTGAGGGCAAGCTCACCGCCGATACGGTTTTCCCCGCGCTGCTGGGCGCCGTTGAAAAACTGAATGGCGAATTTGAACGTGCGCCGCTTTCGGTGGGGCGTGCCTTTGGGCAGCTCACCGTCGCGACGGATCAATTCCTCGCCCGGCTGGATCAGGCCATCGGTCTTTCCAATACGCTGGCCCAGGCGCTGTCCGGCGCGGCGCGCGTGCTGGATGGTGTGCGGCGCGGCTCCGGCCTTTTGCTACCCACCGAGCAGGAGGCCGCGCGCCGGGCGGAGGCTGCGGCACTGCGCGCGCAAATCGCGCGGCTTGAGGCTGAAATCGAAGGCCAAAGCCAGCCGGCCGAACCACGGCGCGGTACCATCCGCAGCGGCCTGGTCGGCACCGCGCAGCAACAGGCTGGTGTGGACCGCGCCGCCCGGCTGGAGGAATTGCGCCGCCAGTATCAGGAACTCTCCGAGGAAATCACGCGCGGGGAACAGGCCGCCGGCGAACGCCAGCAGCGCGAGGCGGAAAGCGCCGCCGCCCAAGCGGCCGATGCACGCCGCCGCCGTGCCGGCGCGGATGCCGAGGAATTGCGCCGGACCCTGGATGACCGCTTTCGCATCAATAGCGAATATGAGGACCGCGTCCGCCGCCTGCGTGAGGCTGAGGCCGCCGGTGGCATCACCGCCGCCGATCGCAGCCGGCTTGAAACCCTGGCGCTGCAAGAACGTGATGAGGCGCTACGCCGTATTGAGGGCACTACCCGCCGTGTGGCGGCCATCCCGCCCGCGGATCGTGCGGCGGAACGCGAATTGAATGATCTGCTGCGCGAACGCGAAAGGCTGATCCTGGATAATGAGAATGCCTATGAACGCTATCAGCGCCGCCTGGAACGGCTTGGAGATCTGGCTGAGCGTGCCGAGCGCGCAGGCCGGCCCATCCCCACCGAGACCATCGCCCGCGAAGGCGAACGCGCGCTGAGCGAATTGGAGGAGGCCGAGCAGCGCATCAAGCGCAGCACTGAAAACACCCGTGACGCCGCGCGGGAATTGGGGTTTGCGTTTTCCTCGGCCTTTGAGGACGCGATTGTGCGCGGTGCCAGGCTGTCTGAAGTGCTCAAGGGTCTGTTGCAGGACATGACGCGCATCATCGCCCGGCGCACCATTACGGAACCTTTGGGCAATGCGGCCTCGGCCGGGCTTTCCAGCATTGGCGCGGGGAATTGGCTGAATGATATCGGCACCGCCATTGGCGGATTGTTCCGCGCCGATGGCGGCCCGGTGTCGGCGGGGCAGCCCTATATCGTTGGCGAACGCGGCCCGGAATGGTTTGTGCCAAACCAGGCCGGCACGGTGCTGCCCAATGGCAGCGCGCCAGCCGGCACCACGATCAATACCTCCATCGCGATTGATGCGCGTGGCGCCGATGCGGGGGTGGAGGCAAGGCTGCGCATTTTGGCCGGGCAGATTGCGCGGCAGGCGTCGTCCATGACTCTGGATGCCATTCGCCGTGGCGGCAGCGCTTATGAAACAGTGCGGGGATAGCAGCCATGGTCGAATATGCCTGGCCCGAAATACTGCGCCCAACGCGGCTGACATTCTATTTGCAGCACAACACGACGCGCTTTGTCTCGCCCATCACGCGCCAGGCGCAGGTGCTGCGGCGTGAAGGTGCCCGCTGGGTGGCGCAGGCGAGCTTTGATCCTTTGGACCGCGTGCGTGCGGGGATACTGGAAGGGTTGCTGGCTGCGCTGGGGGGCTCGCTCAATACGGTCAGGATCTATGATTGGCGGCGGGAATTCCGGAGCGGCGATCCGCGCAGCCAGGGCCAGGTGCCTAGCGGTCCATTCTCCTTTGATGATACGACGATCTTTACCGATGGCACGGGCTTTGTTGTGGGCTCGGGCAATCCTGCGCTGGCGGCTGGCGCGCCGCGCGGTGCGCTTTCGATCCAGACGCAGGGTTGGTATCCTAATGCCATCGCGATTGGTGCCGGCGATATGATCGGCCTTGCCGGGCGGCTTTACATCGCGACCGAGGCGATCACGGCATCCGGTACTGGCACCGCGACCATTCCGATCGCGCCGCCCCTGCGTGAAGCGCTGCTGGTGAACCAACCGCTGGTACTGACCAAGCCCACCGTGCCGATGCGACTGGTCTCGGATGATGAGGCAGCCAATCCGACGCGGCCGGGGCGTTTCACGGCCATCACCATTCGGCTTGAGGAGGCGTTGTAATGTCCGGCAGCAATCCATCGCCGCGCCTGACCCCCGCGGCCATTGCTGCGGCGGCATCGCCCATCGCGGCGCCTGTCGTGCTGGTGGAGCTTGATTTCGCCTCGGGCTTTTTTCGCGCCTGGACAGGGATTGGGCCATTGCATTGGGCGGGCAAGGTGTTTGAGGGGCTGGGCGCCATTGGTGCCGTCAGCGAGATTGAGGAAACAGTGGAATTGCGCGCGGTGCGGTTGACGTTATCGCTCTCACCGGTGCCGCAAGATGTGGTGGATATCGCGCTGGCGGAGCGCAGCTTTCGCCTGCGCCCGGCGCGGCTTTGGGGCGTGCTGCTGGATGCCGAGGGCGCTTTTGTGGCGGATCCGTTCCCGCTTTGGGCGGGGCTGATGGATGTGATGGAAGTGACGGATGGGACCGAGGCGCGCATCGCGCTGACCTGCGAAAGCCGCCTGGTGGATCTCGAACGCGCCGAGGTGCGTCGCTACACCGATGCCGATCAGCAGGCGGAATATCAGGGCGACCGCTTTTTCGAATATGTGCCTGCCCTGCAGGAGGCGGAAATCCGGCTGCCGGCGCAGTGATGCGACGGGGGGATTGGGCGGTGCGGCTGGCGGCCCTGCTGTCGGCGGCGGAAGCACGCGCCTTTGATGCGCGGCATTGGAATTGCGCCAGCTTCGCGCTTGCCGCTGTGGAGGCTGTCACTGGCAACAAGCCTGGCGTGAAGGTCCTGCCATCGCTTAAAGCCTCGGCGGATAGCGCTGGCTTTCCGCGCATCGCGCCTGCCTATGCGCGCGCGGGCGATGTCGTCCTGGCCGGTGATCCACCGCGCCTTGGCGTGGTGGTCGAAGCAGGCCGCGCGGCCTTTGTCGGCACGCGTGGCCTGACCACCGCAGCAATTACGGATTGCAGCACAGCCTGGAGGATCGGTTGATATGCCCGTCGCCATCCCGATCATTGCTGTCGCCGTCGGCGCAGTCGCCTCAGCCGCAGTCGGTGGTGGCATCATCGGCGCCTTGGTTGGCGCCGGCACTGCCTTTGCCATTACCAGCGTTGGCGGTTCGGTCTTTCCCTCACGCCCGCCCTCATCCCCCGCTATTCCAAGCCGCGCGGTCGATAATACCACCGCCCCCGGCGCGGGGCGCACACAATCCGTCCGCCAGCCACTGACGGAACACCAGATCGTCTTTGGCCGCTGCAAGGTCGGCGGGCCCATCGTGTTCATCCATTCCGCAACCGATGATCAGGGCCGCGCAGATGGGTATTTCTACGCTGTCGTCGTACTCGCCGCGCATCGGGTGCATTCGATCGGCGATGTCTGGCTCGGCGATACGCTCGCGACCGACGCGAAGTTCTCCGGCCTGGTGCGGATTGATCGCCATTTGGGCGCGGCGGACCAAGCCGCCAATGGGAACTTGATCGCCGAGACCGCCGGCAAATGGACCGCCAATCATCGCGGCCGCGGGCGCGCCTATGTCGCGGTGCGCCTGAAAATCACTGCCCAGGCCTTTCCCTCTGGCCCGCCCAATATCGCGGCCCTGGTCCAGGGGGCGAATAGCATTCTCGACCCGCGCAGCAATACCACCGGCTGGTCTGACAATCCCGCGCTTTGCCTTGCCTGGTATCTCACCGCGCCCTTTGGCTGGAAGGCATCCTGGGATGATATCGACATCCCCGCTTTGATCGCCGCCGCCAATATCTGTGACGAGCTGATCGGCACGCGCGCCGGGATTTATGAAAAGCGCTACACGGTAAATGGTCGTGTCTCGCTGGGCGAAGGCAAGATCGCGATTACGCGCAAACTGGTCGCCGCCATGGCGGGGGCGCTGGTGGTCTCGGGCGGGCGGTTCTTTATTCATGCCGGCGGACCCGCGCTGCCTGTCACCACGCTCAACGCCAATGCGCTGCGCGGTGATGTCACCATCCAAGGCAGCCGGCCGCGCCGGGATCTCTTTAACGGCGTACGCGCGGTTTATGTGGACCCTGCCAAGAACTGGCAGCCAACAGATGCGCCGCCCTTGCTCGCTGCGAATTACGTCGCCGAGGATGGGGGCGAGGCGATTTATCGCAGCATAGAATTTCCGCTGACGACTTCGGTCGCGACCGTGCAGCGCATCATGAAGGCCGAATTGGAACGCAATCGCCGCCAGCGTGAAGTAGCCTTTCCGGCCAATCTATCCGCCCTGCGGCTGCGGCCCTGGGATAGTGTGACGCTGGCGCTTGACCGGCTGGGGCCCTTTCCCGCGCGAGTGACGGGTTGGCGGCTGGCGCCTGATGGCGGCGTGGATCTGACGCTGGCCGAGGAGGATCCCGCGATCTGGGATTGGGACCCGGCCGTGGATGAACGTGCGACAGGCGATAGCCCATCGGTGGTGCTGCCCAACCCGGGCGTGATTGCCGCGCCTGCCACGATCAATGTGGAAACACCAACGGGTGTCAGCTTTACCGCAATGGCAATTTCCTGGGCGGCGGTCGGTAGTGCGTATCTGTCCGGCTATGAATTGGAATTCCGCCCTGCCTCTGTGGCGGCCTGGCAGGGCTATGGTGGGGCGCTGAGCGCCACCGCGGCCTCTATCGCCACCAGTGAGCCGACGGCGTTCCGGCTGCGCGCCGTGGCCCGCAGTGGCGCGGTATCCGGCTGGCAGGAGGCTGCAATCCCCGGCGGTGTTACCGCACTGGCAGCGCTTGGCATTGCGGGCGGTGTCCGGCTTTCGGGGATCCTGCCGCCGGAGGTAGTGCGCTTGCAGGTGTTTGAGGCGAGCAGCGCCAATCTTGCTCAGGCGGTGAAGCTGGCCAGCGAACCCACCGCGCTGCCTTGGGACCGCACCGGGCTCAGTGTGGGTGATGCGCGCTGGTATTGGCTGCGCTCTGTCTCGGCCGAGGGCAATGTCTCTGCGCTGATCGGGCCGGTCACCGCTACCGCAATCTAGGGGCGCTGCCATGGCCGCACGCATCGATGATCTGCTGGTGCTGGGGCAGAATATCTCGAAGACCGATCTCGCAAAATATCTGCGTGATCGTGAAGCGGTGCTGCCCTTTGATTTTGGCGGGCTGGGCGATGGCGCGGCGAATGATCGCGCGGCCATCCAGGCCTGTTTTGATCGCGCGGCGGCGGATCGGAAATTCGCCGTCATCCCGCCCGGCACCTGGCGCGTGGATGCAGGTGTGACGCTTGGCGGCGGTGCGCGCGGGCTGATCATGCAGGGGGTGATCCAGTATACCGGCGCCACCAATGCGCCGGCCACCGTGCTGACACTGGGCGATGGCGGCACCACCCGCAATGGCGAAAAGCTCTATCTCGGCCTGCAAGTCACGCGACAGATCCAATCCGATTGGGTCAGTGAGGCTGATATCGGCATCCTGGCGCACAATCTGGATTCATCGCTGATTGATCTGCGCCTGGTATCCGGTTTCACCATCGGGCTGCGCACACTGGGCGATGGGCGCGGCTTTGAGGATAGCACGCTGATCCTGGGGCGCATTCTGAACAACCGCTACGGGCTTGATGCGCATGCCGCGACGGCGACGGCCTGGAATACCTCCATCCGATACTATGGCGGGCATTTCGCCTGCGGCACGGGGATCAACCCTGGGCTGGACCGTTTTGGCGTACGGTTTTCGCGTGGCGCCGCGGATGCTTATAACAACCACAATCGCCATGTCTTTGACGCGCCAAATTTCGAGCTGCGCCAGCTTGATCCAAATATCGCCATTCCCTTTTTGAATGAGACCAACGGCACGGCCATCATCGCGCGCAATATACGGATGGAGGGCTGTTCCCCTTTTGCCGCGCGGCACACGGCGGCCGCGACCGATTGCGAATATGATGTGGCCTGGGCACAAAGCTACACGATTGGCGTTGACTATACGCCAAGCGCGACACGCGCCGGCAATGCCGTATTCAACCGCCACCGCGCGCCGACATCGCGCCTCACACGCCTGCTGGCGCAGATCCCGAATATCCGCGCCGCCGCTTTCTGGCAGAGCGGCACCGAGATTGGTGTGGAGGGCGCCTGCATCATGGCGACATCTACCACCGCCGAGACCGCCATGGCCGCGCTGTCCTGGAATGGGCTGAATGGCATCACGCCGACCGCGCGCGGCCTTTTGCTGAACCCCAATCGCGGCATCGGCTTTGTCGTGCAGACCACCCACGCCAAGGAATTCGCGCTGGCGCATTGGTTGGTGGGCGGTGCCGATGGCGGGCGGCTTTGTCTCCGCTGCTTTGATGGCGCTGGCATTGTGCGGGAGAACATCGCCGGCGATGCACTCGCATCGGGCACCACGCTGCAATGGGCACCGACCTCCAAAACCTGGCAGGCGGGCGCAGTGATGCAGGAGAGCGACCTCAACCGCCGCCAGACGGTGCGCTTTGGGCCGGAGGTGGCCTTTGCGCAAATCGGAATCATCGGCTTTGACGGGCAGATTGAGTTGGAGGCGCTGCGCCTTTACGGCCTGCCCGAAGATGCGCCGGCGATCCTGTCCGGCTGCCCAGCTTTGCCCGCAGGCAGCAGGACGCTGATGTTCTCGGCCAGTTGGGATTTGCCGAGCATGCCGCCAGGGGCGACGACGAACGCGGATGTGACGGTGCCCGGCGCGCGGCGGGGGGATTTCGCGGATGCGTCGCTCGATACCAGCAGCATTGCCTTTGTGCTGGATTGCCATGTCTGGTCGAATGACAAAGTGCGCGTGACAGCGCGGAATGTGAGCCTGTCTACCGTGGATTTACCGGCTGCGCCGCTGCATGTGCAGGTGGTGAAGCGAAGGGTGGGGTGAAGGACGGGGTGCGATGAACGCCCCCGGCGAAGACGCCGCCATCAGCCGGGACAGCCTGCCCCTGGCGTCGCGAGGGTTTCGGCTGGTGGAGAGAGTGTGAGGGGGCGTTCGTCGCAGACCTCCACTGATTTGAACCAAACTGCCGGCGCAGGATTATGCACCAGGCGCATCCCCCATGCTCACCATGCGCTTCACATCCTCACCCATGAAACCAATCGCGGCCGGTGCGCGCCGGCCAGGAATGGCGGCGACATCATAAAGTTCCTGCACCACACCTTCAAAGCGGAGCCAATGCGGCGCATCGCCTGATCCCAGATCAATCACCATCACGCCGCAGCGCGGCTGCGCCCCGCGTGATGCCAAAGCCTCATCCAAAGCAAGCCCGCTGAAGGTGCGGTTTTCGCGCGGCATTGAAAGGCCAACCACGGCGTAATCGCCAAGGAAGGCCATGCCGCGCAAAAAGCCAGGGCAGAAGGCAATCGGTTCAAACTTCCCGCTTGCCACATCAACGCGGCCGAATTCCCCGCTGCCCGCATTCAGCAGATAAAGCGTACCCTTATGCAGCCGCGGCGAATGCGGCATGGAAAGCCCCTGCGCGACAACCTCACCAGACGCCACATCAATCACCTGCCCGCCAGATGCGCGATGTTCGCGCCAGCCATCCGCCACATCGGAAGCCCCCACCAGAGTCACGTAGCGCGGCGCGCCGGCCTCATCCATCGCAAGCCCGTTCAAATGGCAGCGATCTTCCGCCGCAAGCTTTGAGATGAAGCGCGGCCGCCAGAGTGGCGCAAAGCTGTGATCCTCATCCACGGTGGCGAGGCAGGAAAACAGCGTATTGACGAAAACCGGCCGCCCATCGGGCAAAAGCGCCAAATCATGCGCATCCAGATCGCCCGTCACCCAGCAGCGCCGCGGCGCGTAAAGCACATCATGCCCCTGATAGGCGGGCGGCGGAGGCGCGCCAGGTGTATCGGCCAGCAGATCGCGAAAGCGCCAGATTTGCGACAGCGTCGTGACATGCAGCGCATCCGCGCTGACATGAAGGCCCATGCAGCGCGGCAGGCTCCGTTCAAACACCGAAAGCCGGCCATCCGGGCGCGTGCCGAGCAACAAAAGCTTCCCCGCCTGATAGGTAGTGACCGCCATACTGCCACCCTGGTTTGCAAGCCAGGCACTGAAGTGGCGGGAGGTATGCACGGCGAAGCGGGGTTCGGCTATTTCGGACATTTTGGAAATTCCTGATGCGATCGTGGATGATATGCTGCGCTGATGAAGGTATCCCGAGAACTGCAGGCGACTTAAAGCATTGTGCCAGTCCTTTTTTGCTTGACTCTCTCATTTAACAGAATGTTAATATTTCCCCCAATCGCACAAGATTACAACTTTCGTCGGATCGTCTTCATTTTTGCAACCGGAGACACGCATCATGCCGCCACCGCTTGATCTTGCCGATATCGCTGCCGGACAGGGGGGCTTTGTCATCTATGGTGAAGATGCGTGGGATAATGCTGGTTTGTCCGTTGCCTCGGCGGGGGATGTGAATGGTGATGGTTTTGACGATCTGATCATTGCAACCCCCTTCGCCGCGGCGGCCGGCAACAGTAAGGTTGAAGCAGGCAGTACCTATATCGTATTCGGCAAGGCCGCTGGCTGGACCACTTCTATCGACCTGAACGATGTTGCTGCTGGCATTGGTGGCTTCGTCATCCATGGTGAGGACCCCCTCGACGCGTCCGGCATATCCGTAGCCTCGGTAGGAGACGTGAATGGCGACGGCTTTAGCGATCTGATCATCGGTGCTGCCGCAGCCGATGCTGCCGGCAATGCTAAAGATCGCGCAGGGAGTAGCTATGTCGTGTTCGGCAAGGCGGCCGGCTGGGGTGCGGCCATTGATCTAAGCAGCGTCGCTTCGGGATCCGGCGGGTTCGTTATCCATGGTCTGGACTCTATGGACGAGTTGGGCCGGTCTGTGGCTCATGCCGGTGATGTGAATGGCGATGGCTTCGATGATCTGATCATCGGGGCGCCAGACGGCGACGGGGCTGGCAACGCCAGGCCAGGTGCTGGCGATAGTTATGTGGTGTTTGGCAAGGCCTCTGGCTGGGGCGCTTCCATCGACCTTGCTGCCATCGCCATCGGTGACGGTGGCTTCGTGATATACGGTAAGGTCGGCGATGAGATTGGCAGAGCCGTGGCCTCAGCCGGGGATATCAACGGCGACGGCTTGGATGATCTGATCATCGGGGCGTGGTCAGCCGATGGGACGAGTACGAACGTCAATGACAATCGCGGCAATAGCTATGTCGTGTTCGGCAAGACGAGTGGCTGGAATACTCCGGTTGATCTTTCAACCATCGCGGCGGGCACGGGTGGTTTCGTGATTTATGGTCAAGACGCCCTTGACCGGTCGGGCTTCTCGGTGGCTTCTGCTGGCGATGTCAACGGTGATGGCTTCGGTGACCTGATCATAGCTGCGATTTTCGGCGATGGAGCGAATAATGACAAGCCAAACGTCGGCGACAGCTATGTGGTGTTTGGCAAGGCGTCTGGCTGGGGCGCAGCGAATGATCTTTCCGAAATCGCCTCCGGCAACGGCGGCTTCGTGCTCCATGGTCAAGATGCTGACGATTGGGCGGGCTTTGCGGTGGCTTCGGCCGGGGACGTGAATGGCGACGGCTTTGATGATCTGATCATCGGGGCGCCCTATGCGGACGCTGCGGATAATTCGAAATTTCGAGCCGGCGAAATCTATGTGGTCTTCGGCAAGGCAAGTGGCTGGGGTGCGCCAATAGATCTCGCAAACGTGGCTGCTGGGGCAGGCGGTTTCGTGATCCATGGCCAGGGTTCAGTCGATCGTTCGGGGCGCTCTGTAGCCTCCGCTAGGGATGTGGATGGAGATGGTTTTGATGATTTGATCATTGGGGCGAGGTATGGCGATGGAGCGAACAACGCCAAGCCAAACGCCGGCGAAAGCTACGTGGTGTTTGGCCGGGACTTCACCGGCACGGTCACCCATGCCGGGACGGCGGTGGCTGATGCGCTGACCGGCACCGTCAGCGCAGACGTGATCGTCGCGGGTCAGGGCGATGATACCATCCTTGGCCAGGGCGGCGCTGACGCGCTGCAGGGTGGCGCGGGCAATGACCGCATCGCCGTGGGTGACCTGAGTTTCCTGCGGGTGGATGGCGGCAGCGGCACCGATACGCTGGTGTTGACCGGCACTGGGCTCACGCTCGATCTGGCGGCCATCCCCGACACGAGGCTGCAAAGCATTGAGGCAATAGAGCTTGGCGGCAATGCGCTCCGCGTCACCGCGCTTGAGGTTTTGAACCTGTCGGACACCACGAATACGCTGCGCGTTACCGGCAGCGCGGGCGCCACGCTGAGCTTCGCCGATACCGGCTGGGTCCGGGGCACAACCGCAGAAGGCTTCACCACCTTCACCAAGGGTGCAGCGACGCTGGAGGTGCAGAGTACCATCCAAATCCCCGGCGGCGCCATCGCGCCCATAAACCTTGCCGATATCGCTGCCGGACAAGGGGGCTTTGTCATTTATGGGCGTGATACGGGCGATATGAGCGGCCGTTCAGTGGCCTCAGCAGGCGACATAAATGGTGATGGCTTCGACGATCTCCTCATCGGTGCGCCTTACGCATATGGCAACGACAATGCCAAGGGAGGTGCCGGTGAGAGCTATGTCGTGTTTGGCAAGGCCGCTGGCTGGGGTGGGCCTATCGAACTTGCCGCCATAGCCTCCGGTGTCGGAGGTTTTGTGCTTTATGGGCGTGACGGTTACAGGCAATATAATGGGCGTGGCTATGCTGGGGATAATTCCGGCTTCTCGGTGGCCTCCGCCGGCGATATAAATGGCGATGGCTTCCATGATCTGCTCATCGGGGCGTTCGGTGGCGATGCCGCAGGCAATCTGAAGGATCGAGCAGGTGATAGCTATGTAGTGTTCGGCAAGGCTTCTGGTTGGGGCGCTCCCGTCGACCTCTCCACCATCGCTAGTGGAACGGGTGGTTTTGTAATCTATGGCGAGGATGTCTACGATTGGTCCGGCTTCTCGGTGGCCTCCGCCGGCGATATAAATGGCGATGGCTTTGACGATCTGATCATCGGAGCGCCTTTTGCCGGTGACGCGGATAACCTGAAGCGTCGCGCTGGGGATAGCTACGTGGTGTTTGGTAAGGCTTCTGGTTGGGGCGCGCCCATTGACCTTGGTACCATCGCTGCCGGTGATGGTGGCTTTGTGATTCATGGCCAGGATGGAGGTTCTTACTCTGGCTTCTCGGTTGCATCCGCTGGGGATTTGAACGGCGATGGCTTCGATGAGATCATCATCGGAACATCAGGAAGCGGTAAGAATTCTGGGCCTGACGCCTATGTGGTTTTCGGCAAGGCAAGTGGCTGGGGGGCGGCGATTGACCTGACTGATGTCGCCGCTGGCAATGGCGGTTTTGTCATCAACGGCGAGGGCTCCTACGATTTCTCTGGCCGATCTGTGGCCTCCGCCGGGGACGTGAATGGCGATGGCTTTGCCGACATGATCATTGGCGCGCCCCTTGGTAACGCAGCAAATAACCTGAAGGAGCGTGCCGGCAATAGCTATATTGTGTTTGGCAAGGGTTCCGACTGGGGTCCCGCACTTGACCTGACCACCATCGCTGCGGGCAATGGTGGTTTTGTGATTTATGGACGGGATGTCTCAGATTGGAGCGGCTGGTCGGTGGCCTCCGCTGGGGATGTAAATGGCGATGGCATTGATGATCTGATCATCGGGACATTCGCTGCCGGCGAGAGTTATGTGGTGTTTGGCAAATCCAGCGGCTGGGGCGCTGCGATTGATTTGACTACGATTGCTGCCGGTGTCGGCGGCTTCATTGTCAATGGAAGGGATGTGATAGATTCATCCGGCTTGGCTGTAGCCTCGGCCGGCGATATCAATGGTGATGGCTTTGATGATCTGATCATCGGGGCACCTTTTGCTTTCGCAGCTGACAATGCAACCCGTTACGCCGGCGAAAGCTACGTGGTGTTTGGCCGTGACTTCACCGGCACGGTCACCCATGCCGGGACGGGGGCGGCTGATGCGCTGACCGGCACCGCCAGCGCAGACGTGATGGTCGCGGGTCAGGGCGATGACACTATCTTTGGCCAGGGCGGCGCTGACGCGCTGCAGGGTGGCGCGGGCAATGACCGCATCGCCGTGGGCGACCTTAGTTTCCTTCGCGTTGATGGCGGCAGCGGCACCGATACGCTGGTGCTAGCCGGCACTGGGCTGACGCTTGATCTGGCGGCCATCCCCGACACAAGGCTGCAAAGCATTGAGGCGATAGAGCTTGGCGGCAATGCGCTCCGCCTCACAGCGCTTGAGGTTTTGAACCTATCGGATACCACCAATACGCTGCGCCTGACCGGCAGCGCGGGTGCCACGCTGAGCTTCGCCGATACCGGCTGGGTCCGGGGCGCAACTGCAGAAGGCTTCACTACCTTCACCAAGGGTGCAGCGACGCTGGAAGTGCAGAGCTCCATCCACATTCCTGGCGACGCCATCGCGCCCATAAACCTTGCCGATGTCGCTGCCGGACAAGGGGGCTTTGTCATTTATGGGCAGGATGACGGTGACCGATCCGGTCGTTCCGTGGCCTCGGCCGGGGATATCAATGGTGATGGCTTCGACGATCTGATCATTGGGGCGTTCTTCGGCGACGCGGCGGGCAATGCGAAGTACAACGCTGGCGACAGCTATGTTGTGTTTGGCAAGGCGTCCGGCTGGGGTGCGCCGATTGACCTTGCCACCATCGCTGCCGGCACGGGCGGCTTTGTCATCCATGGGCAGGATGGCAGTGATTATTCCGGCTATTCTGTGGCCTCGGCCGGGGATATCAATGGTGATGGCTTTGCTGATCTGATCATCGGGGCGTACGGCGGCCGCGCGGCGGGCAATGCGAAAGGCGCCGCCGGCGAAAGCTATGTGGTGTTTGGCAAGGCATCCGGCTGGGGTGCGGCGATTGACCTGGCCACCATCGCAGCCGGCACGGGCGGCTTTGTCATCCATGGGCAGGATTTCCGGGACTATTCCGGCCGTTCCGTAGCCTCGGCTGGGGATATCAATGGTGATGGCTTCGCCGATCTGATCATCGGGGCGGCCGTCGGCGACGCGGCGGGCAATGCGAAATACAATGCTGGTGACAGCTATGTGGTGTTTGGCAAGGCATCCGGCTGGGGTGCGGCGATTGACCTTGCCACCATCGCTGCCGGCACGGGTGGCTTTGTCATCCATGGGCAGGATGGCCGTGACTATTCCGGCGTTTCTGTGGCCTCGGCCGGGGATATCAATGGTGATGGCTTCGCCGATCTGATCATCGGGGCCGACCGAGGCGACGCGGCGGGCAATGCGAAAAGCCGCGCCGGCGACAGCTATGTGGTGTTTGGCAAGGCATCCGGCTGGGGTGCGCCGATTGACCTTGCCACCATCGCTGCCGGCACGGGCGGCTTTGTCATCCATGGGCAGGATAACTATGACCGATCCGGCTTTTCTGTGGCCTCGGCCGGGGATATCAATGGTGATGGCTTCGACGATCTGATCATCGGGGCGCTTGATGGCGACGCGGCGGGCAATGCGAAATACAATGCTGGCGACAGTTATGTGGTGTTTGGCAAGGCATCCGGCTGGGGCGCGCCGATTGATCTTGCCACCATCGCTGCCGGCACGGGTGGCTTTGTCATCCATGGGCAGGATGCCTATGACCTATCCGGCTGGTCTGTGGCCTCGGCCGGGGATATCAATGGTGATGGCTTCGCCGATCTGATCATTGGGGCGCCCTTAGGCGACGCGGCGGGCAATGCGAAAGGCTATGCCGGCGACAGCTATGTGGTGTTTGGCAAGGCATCCGGCTGGGGTGCGCCGATTGATCTTGCCACCATCGCTGCCGGCACGGGCGGCTTTGTGATCCATGGGCAGGATGCCAATGACAGATCCGGCGTTTCTGTGGCCTCGGCCGGGGATATCAATGGTGATGGCTTCGACGATCTGATCATTGGGGCGTGGACCGGCGACGCGGCGGGCAATGCGAAAAGCTATGCCGGCGAAAGCTATGTGATTTTCGGCCGCGACTTCACCAACGCCTTAACCCATGCCGGCACAGCCAGCGCTGAACTTCTGACCGGCACAAACGCCGCCAATGTCATGGTGGCCGGGCTCGGCAATGACACGCTGGATGGCTTTGGCGGTGCCGATGCGCTGAAGGGCGGCGCCGGGGATGATCGGGTTCAGGTTGCGGATTTGGCCTTCCTGAATATTGATGGCGGCAGCGGCACCGATACGCTGGTGCTGACCGGCACCGGGCTCACGCTCGATCTGGCGGCCATCCCCGAAACAAGGCTGCAAAGCATTGAGGCGATAGAGCTTGGCGGCAATGCGCTCCGCATCACCGCGCTTGAGGTATTGAACCTGTCGGATAGCACAAATACGCTCCGCGTGACCGGCGATGCGGGCGCCGCGCTGACCTTCACCGATACCGGGTGGGTTCGGGGTGCAAACTCAGATGGCTTTGTGACCTTCACCAACGGTCTTGCCACCTTGATTGCGTCCGAAAGCCTTGTGCCGAGCGCCCCAACGGCTGGAAACGATACGCTGGATGGTACTTCTGGCGATGACACTATTGATGCGCTTGGTGGCGCCGATTTAGTGCGTGGGCTCGCAGGCAATGACAGCTTGATGGGCGGTGACGGCACAGATACCCTGGATGGCGGCGTGGGCGCTGACAGTCTGCAGGGCGGTTCCGGTAATGATCGGCTGGACGGTGGCAATGATGCCGATACGCTTTCTGGAGGTTCTGGCGCTGACCATCTGATTGGCGGCGAAGGTCTGGATTGGGCGACGTATGCAGAGCTGACCATAGCGACCCAGTCGATCACGGTGAACCTTGCCACAGGCGCTGTCACGGGTGCGGCGGGCAACGACCTGCTGTCTGGGATAGACAACGTGCATGGCGGTGCGGGCAATGACAGCCTGTTCGGTGATGACTTTGCCAATCTGCTTGCCGGCGCCGCCGGCAATGACCGCTTGAATGGTGGCGGAGGCAATGACACGCTAGATGGCGGAGCGGGTGCCGATACCATGTCTGGCGGCAATGGCGATGATGTCTTTATTGTTGGCGATGGTGATGTATTCTCGGAAGCAACTGGGCAGGGTACCGACCTAATCCTACTGCGGCGAAGTGCAATCAACCTGACCAGTATCGGTGTCGAGAATGTGACAGGCGATATGGTTGGTCTGGCCTTTTCCATTATCGGCAACACTCTTGCGAATATCCTGACGGGCGGAGCCCTAGCTGATACGCTGAATGGTGGCTCCGCGAATGACACGCTGCTGGGCGGTGCGGGCGCTGACTGTCTGATCGGCGGTGCTGGGATTGATGTGATTGATGGTGGCGCTGGCGACGACCTGATCATGGTTTTGGGCGCTGAGGGCGAATACGACACGCTGCAGGGTGGTGCGG